CGGTTATAACATTTCCTTTGGTGGACATGCTCCAATGGCGAGGAGAACGCTTTCAAAAGAAGGTCGTAAAAAACTTAGCGAACAACGGGTTGGGGAAAATAACCCTCAATTCGGGATTCCGATTTCAGATGAAACCAAAAAGAAAATAAGAATTGCGACATCTGGAGAAAAGAATCATCGTTTTGGTAAAAAGAATCCAAATGCTTCATCAAAATATTATGGGATTAGAAAAACGTCTGACGGACGAGCTTGGGAAGTAAAATTATCTGTTGACGGAAGAAGCGTATATGCTGGGCGTAGTAAAGACGAAATAGAAACAGCTAAGATGTACGATAATTACATCATTGAAAACAATCTTCCGAATCCCCTAAATTTTCCACAATAAATTCCATAACAATATTCAAACTAAATCCCCAAACGGGGATTTTTTATTATACAATTAAGGAGAAATTATTATGGCTAGAACAGCAAACGCTGGTGTAAAGAGCAAAAGCCTTAACACACCTAATAGCAATAAATTGCAAGACGCACGAGATAAGTACATCAAAGAGTTAGAAGCAGAAAATGCTATACTACAAAGTCAACTGACACAACGAGGGGTATTATTAGCTAAAGAAGAGATAGACTATGAAGAAGAGGAATTCGATATTTCTCCAACCTCATATATAAAAGTAATGTCTTTACTTCCTAATAGGTTAAATTTGTGTACCAAAGAGCGTGGACAGGGAAACGTATATAAATTTGATACATTATTTCAAGTAAAAAGAATAATGTACAAAGACTTGGCTGAGATTCTTGAGGTTAATAGAGGCTTTTTGGAAAAGGGATATTTCGCTATTCTCAATAGAAAAGTTGTTCGCCTAAATGGGTTAGATGAAATACAAGATAAGAATCTAGATAAAGAAAAGATAGAACAAGTCTTTTTGGGAACAGATGAAGGTTTAGCTTTATATGCATCTGCAAGCGAATCTCAACAAAAAGTTATAATTGATACTCTTATAGACAAGATGATTAATGAACCTGATTCAGTCGACTTAAATACAGTTGATAAGATATCACGGGTGTCTAAAATAAATTTATCTCAAAAAGCAGAAGATGGTAGATTTTTATTAAAACCTGAAAACGCAATTGAGCAATAAAATTAACCAAAGGGTGGGCTTAAAAACCCACCCTTTCTTAATATGATTAAAGGAGGAGACAAATAATGGGTACTTCTGCTAGTGAGATTTATGATTTAATGATGCAAAAAACAGCCGATTATAGGCTGTTAACATTGTTTGAAACTTCCGAATCAGACTTTGAAGACTATTTAGAAGCATGGTTAAAGTTTGCTATTGTTGATTTTTATACATGCGAACAGGCTTTAAGTTATGATTGTTCAACAAAGCTTTTTTCTGTAGATTTAACAACAGAAAACCAAGTTATATTAGCTACACTTATGATGAAACATTGGATGATAAAAAATGTAAATGATATAACTCAAATGAATTTGCATATTACCGATAGGGACTTTAAAGTTGCTTCCGAAGCAATGAACCTTAGAGAAAAATCAGCATATTTAAATACAATAAAAGAAGAATGTTCACAGTTACTCAGTAATTATGAATATAAAAATAACCCTTGGTCGGACTGGTTTCTCCAAGACTTTTCTGGTATATAAGGAGGGATTATGGCATATCAATATAAATACATAATTCCAGATTTGAATATTAGAGCGGCGAAAACCACAGACCCCAAAAGTGGATATGTAGACTTATTTCAAGAAACTTTGAATAATCAGTTTTATAACGCCTCTAACTGGTGGACTATAACAGAAGAAACAACCAACGGAACTGCGGTGTTTGAAGCTGTTGACGTGAGAATTGCTCACGTTATTAATTCCGAAACAGGATTGAAACTTGGAGACGATTGGAAAACATTGCTGTTTAAAGATGTAGACCATCCAACCGAGTTAGGAAAGTTATATGTTTTTGATGACAATACTTGGTTGACAATAAATACAGAATTTATCAAAAACTTGACCGGAACGTGCACAATAAGACGCTGTAATAATACTATGAGATGGGTTGATGAAACAACGGGGATATTTTACGAAGAACCATGTGCTATTGAATATATGGTTAAAGAACCTAGAGATTATTTAACATCAGGTTCTCCTTTTGCAACCCCGGGTGGCTTTCTCCACATAGAAATGCAGTTTAATGAAAGAACAAATTTAATAAGAGAAAACCAAAGATTTTTATTCGGGAACTCTCAACACTGGACTTGCTACAAAGTAATTGGTACTGGTCTAAATGACTTTAAAAATCAAGTGACGTATGATAATGACAGCGCACAAATATTAAGTCTAGACCTAATCGCAAACTTTGTTAATGATGAATTGGACGATATTGTTAACGGTATTGCAGATGTTAATACCAACCTTTATACAATTACTCTCAATAAAGCAAGTGCCGCTGGAATTCCAACGAATACAATACAATTGATTCCAACCATTACATATAATGGCAAAACGGTAACTAGAACTGTAACTTGGGCAACATCAAATGCGGCAATTGCAACGGTTAGTACATCAGGCTTGGTCACTTTAGTGGCAAACGGGACATGTAACATAACAGCTACAATAGAAGGAAATCCGGCTAATGACGTTTGTCCGATAACGGTTTCAGCAACTCCTGTTTTGAATAGCGATATTCGACTATCGCCTGATACAAACTACGTGCTAGAAGGTGCTACGCAGGCATACACAGTATACCTTTACGAAAATGACTCAGTGCAGATTGACACCTTTACAATAACCTGTAACCGAAACAGTGTGCCAGCGGCAAACTTCACTTTCACGCAAACTACCGGAAATCAATTTACTATTTTGAATACTTTAAGAGATTCTTCATCTTATCTAACTATAACTTGTACTGTTATTGGAATAGGTGGAATTGTTGAAACATTTAATATTTATCTAAAAGGCGGGTGGTAAAATATGGATACTACAATTACTCCAAATGTTGGAGAAACTGCCTATAATAGATTTCGGCAGTTCTCTACTCTATCTTACAACTGTATAAAATTATTAATGGATGAGAACGAACTCGTATGGAAACTCCTGAAATATAGCGATTCCGATGCTTGGAGCAAAACAAATTTAACCCAAGCAGAAAAAGGCGCATTAATATATTCTGGACAGCAAGACACATCCCAATACCATGTTTTCATGGACGGTAAGCAACCCGATGTTTTAGTTAAAGAAGTAACTCTCCTAAGAATAATGCCAACCTATGCGGTGGGTATGAACAGGACACTTGGCTATATAGAAGTTGGGATGGAAGTATTCTCACACTATAAAATAAACCACTTGTCAAATTATAAAACTAGGATTGATGTAATAACAGAAGAGTTATTAGCTACCTTTAACGGTAAAGACGTTGGGGGACTAGGGTTGCTTTCATTTGATAAAATGGCTGACCAAAGTTCGAGATTATTTGAAGCTGGTCAGATACCATTTGGGGGAAAGAAAATAATATTTTCTACATATTCAGCATAAGGAAAACATGGACATTAATTATTATATCAACTACGACTTACCAGTTCCTTATAGAAACATAAGTATATACCCCGCTACTGTTAAAGATTACTTGCTTTTTAGTTACTTTTCAGCGTCCTTATCTGTCGAGAAAAATATAATTCCAGACGTAAAGATTATATCAATGTCTGATTTAGAATTCTTGTTTTATTCAATTATAGATGGGAAAGATACAATTCCACCTTATCTATTGTGGTTTGACAGAATATTAGGGATTTGCTTAAAAGATGATAAATCTTTCGAAATGATTGAGGAAAGCGTAAAAAGGTATATGCACGACGAAAACGGAAAACCCTTTTTTATGATTGGGACTGAAAAATATACCAATACTGATTTCGAGAAAATAAAAGCAATAATATGTAATCAAAATCTAGTAGAGCTACCGGACACAACGGTTTCGAAAGAAGTTAGGGATTCACTAGAGGAAGCTAGAAAATATAAAGAAAAGCTTTCTGGAGAAGTCCCCGGGTCTTTTGAGGACTATATAGTTTCTCTTACTGTAGCAACCGGGTGGACTCTGGAATATGTCTACTCCATGAGCGTTAGAAAGTTTATAAAAAGCATACGGAGACTTGACAGTTTAATACATTATAAGATTTATTTATCAGCGTCAATGTCTGGAATGGTGACATTCAAAGACAATTCGTTTATTAAGCACTGGTTATTAGGAAGTGCTGATGATGATAAATATAAAGATGTTTCTGTGGATTTGGATACAGTCCAGAGAAAGGTTTCTATGGAAAGCGCTAAGGTATAGTGCTTTATTACAAAATTCAGGAGGTTTAAAATTATGGCTATTAGAAAATTCTTAACAAGTGTCGCAGACGTATACGCTTACGACACTAGCGAACAGCTTATTTTTGCTGGAAAAACACTATTAGATTCTTCAATTGAAGTTTCTCTAGGTTCTGCACCAGTTAGAGGTGGGCGTGGTAATCAATTGCAATATGTTTACTACCACACAGCAGAAATGAAGTTCAACTTAACCGACACTCAATGGAACTTGGGTATGTTAGCCGCAAGTGCTGGTGTTAGTACAGTTACATCCAACAATACTTATCAAGAGGAAAGTGTAAGCTTATCAGTTGCCGCTCAGACTGTTACAGGAACTGTTACAGGTACTCCTCTTGCCGCTACATCAACTGCAACTCTTTATGGTTGGGTAACCCTACCAAGTGGTACAATCTTAAATGGTACTTTCGTAGGGCAAGACTTTACTGCAACCAAAGCCGCTACTGAAACTTTGGTTACTGGCGAATTGGGTTGTATACGCTATTGGGCGGCAGATACAGCTTCTGTTTCTGTTACAATAACCGCTAACATGATTCCTAAAGTAGTTAAATTGGTTATGGAAGCACAATTAAACTCAGCAGATGTTACAACCAATAAAATTGGTGTTGTACAAATCATTGCCCCAACAGTTCAGTTGTCTGGTGCTTTCAGTATCGCAATGAAAGCTGATGGAGTTTCAAACACTCCTTTGACCGCAAGTGCTTTGGCTTATCAAGGTGTTGGAACAGATGCTTGTACAGACGGCCCTTACTACGCTAAACTAATTGAAATCATTGATTCCGGTAACTGGTACGACAACGTTGTTGCTTTGGCAATTCAAGGTGGAGACTTTGCGGCACTTACAACTGCTGACCCTGTTACTCTTATTGTTTGGGCTATTCCACAAAGAGGTGCGGCATTCTTAGCAC